GGGTGCCCCCGTCCAGAGTTGACTGCTCTGTACGGAAGCTGGCATACCAACCCCCCCACCTGTTCTTCCGGAACAGGCGAGTTCTTTGGTGCCATAAAGCTCAAGATGCTCTCTTCTATTTTGAGGAAGTAGCCCGTAGGCTCTTCCCCTTAGTAGTTTGGTCAGTGTTTTTTGCCTTATGGTTGTCAACCACTTGGTTACTCTTCATACCATTCTTGACAGCAATCCCGTTCGGGGCCCCGCACTGGGGTGTTCGCGGAACCATCCACCCTCTAAACTTAGACCAATGGCGATAAACGCCAGTGACCCTCATCTTGAAAGGATCAAGTTCCGCCCCTACCGTGGCCTTCGTTGAAGGTACGGGGACCAGACCTGCTTTATCTACAGATTTCCATATCTGTTTTATTATAGCGGAGATCTGCACCAAGTTTAACTTGATGTTTAGTCCCTGAAGGTGCTTAAGAGATGCTAACGCAAGCTCACAGGACCGTTGTGCCGAAGCACTAGCCTTATTAGTTAAGACGTCTACCATCCGGGTCGCCGGATCCTCAAGTTTCTCAGTGAAGAATAAATCTTCCTGATACTCCTCGAGGCCCTCGAGCGCCGGATTGACGATCATCTCCTGTACACCAGTACAGAAGGGAGAGAGGTCCGCCAACATAGTATCGTCCAAAGGACGACTTGTGTCTGGGGATTTACTCCATAACCATTCGGGCCAGGTTCGGAAAGCGAACCGGTTACCTATGAGAGGGTTAGTCAAGGATACTGCAAGAGCTCGTGCCCGCATGGGAATAGAATCCCATCGTGCAGTTGCGAGTCCAGAACAGACCTTGAAACCTCCACCCAGAGCCCGAACAAAGTTGCCAATGTTACCAGTTGGAACCCAGGCCGCTAGAGCACATGCCACAGCCGAAGAACTTTGGGCGGTTGCCCAAAACTTCACTGGCATACCAGAGCAATCCTCTCCTCGAAAGAAGAGGCGCTTGGCAAATTCCAGGGTTTTGTTGCTTGCGACAAGGCTTTTCGGTAGGCCTATGCCTATTCCTAGTAACCTGCACAATGCTCGGTACTTCCGGGCAACGCGGGCATCAGCGATGACAATGTCATCACCTAAAACCGCGTAGAGGTCGAACCACTTGGTGTGACCGGCTCTATATGCGCAAAACTGTACCATCGCATGATGTGTCAGGGCGAGCATTCCCCACGAGGATAGGGCTCCCATAGGTTGACCTACGGCGTACCGTAAGAACCGAGACTCAAGTCCCTGTTCCCTAGCAATCTTTTTAGAGACTGCAAAGGGTCTTCCCACGAGGAGATTTCTCCAAGCATGAGCCATCTCGGTACCAAACACTTCTGCTAGCAGAAGTTCTTGGATCACCACTGGGATACGATCCGTAGCTGCACTAAGGTCATACGAGTGTATGACCGTATCAGAGTTGACCTTCTTAAGGAGACGGGTGACCGGTTTTAATTGGTCAAAAGTCCCATCCTGAGGAATTTCTTTGAGAACGGAAAATATCCATTCGTGCAGAGGACGTAGAGCCCATTGGGTCCAGATATCCACTATGGCAACGACACGGACTTTACCTGCCGCTTCCGGAAGGAGGGCAAGACGTCCGCAGATGTTCTTACCGTATCCGTGTGCATTCGGGATAGTCTCCCTCGTAACACTACGGGCCTGCGAATAAAACATCGCAGTGTCTTCCAGCATGGTCCACAGAGACTTAGTCGTTCCTGAACCCCCCGGTATAACCCGGAGGTACTCCAGTAATAGATTTCTGTTCTCCATGAGCCCCGTAAAACCGTTATGCAACCATAGGTATGCACTAGAGATACGGTGCGCAAAAGCAGTTGGAGATCCCGTCATCCAAGCCGGTATCTTGTTGGGGGCTTTCTTCCCAGAGGCCCTAGCAACCCTATTTTCGTTCTCAAGTAATTTCAACTTTCGAGCTAGAACAGGGTCTTCGAACTTATCTGCGGAAGCTGAAGTGATCACCGTGGGACTCGGTCTTGAGACCTCTGAGACGAGATCAGCAAGATCATTCCGATCCGTGTGTATTAGAATCCCTTTGAGGAAAGGCCCTCGAATAAAACGAGACCACTCCGTCAGGAATGGCCCCGAGATTACTCGGCCAGGTTCCAAAATCGTTGAAAATTTTGGCTTTCCAACAAAAGGTATCACACGGTACATCCCGAAGAATGTGAGCCACAGCCGGATCGTCTCAATGTTCCCATTACGTATCTGTATCCGCACGAATGCAGGCATGATACGCGGGAGTCCATCCCGAGACATGGCAACTGCAACTTTCCCGATTTCTCGGGAGTTATGTCGCAGTTTCCCACCGGGCAATCGTTGCATAAGCGCAACGTTGCAGATTTTCAGGTATAAAACAAGGCCTTTGAAGCCTTGCTTAGACCCAATGGAGACGCATTTTCGAGCGTACACAGAAAGTTGTATGATTTTGGAGCGAGACACTGACCCTGTCACTAGCCGAATCCAGGTAATACCTGGACGAAGCCAGTGACGCCAGAATTTTAAATCTGGTCGCCAAGAAACTGGACGAAGAAGCATCCTTTTTGCTTTAAGCCGAAGGCTTTGCAAGAGGAGTTTCATAGTCTTAATATATTTTAAGTATTAATCCGATTCAAGGACAGTTACGCTTCGGTTTCCGAACCTGAATTAGATCCAGGTCGGGCCGCAGGCGCCGCTAGTAGCGGTCGGGTGTTGCCCGTTTTAGGAAATCATACACTACGCCACCGGGTCGTGAGGCCCCTCGTTGGACATTGTTTTCAAAATCTCTTGGATGAGACTTCTAGTCAATTTCTCATTGCAATGAGTGTCCGCAGAATTCCTTCGTACACCAGTGTCGCCTGTATAACACCTAATCCTAGATTAGTGTTGTTCTG